GCCAGCAGCGCATGGACGTGGGCAAATACCTTGGCTAATGCTTCTGTACTTGCTACCGTCAATACATCCGCATCATCAAGTTGGGCATGGACAAATACACTAGCCAATGCGTCTGCATCAATAGCGGTTGACACCTCTGCCACAAGCACTTGGCTATGGGCAAATACAGCCGCTAACCCCACTATAGGGACATCATTAAACACCTCTGCAACAAGTTCATGGCTATGGCTAAATACAGCCGCAAATCCAAGCGTCGGGTTATCCTTAAACACTTCATCATCATCCAGTTGGATATGGGCTAATACGTTAGCCAATGCGTCCATATTGGCGACGGTAGGCACGTCTTCAAGCAGCAATTGGGTATGGTCAAATACCCTAGCCAACCCTTCCATAAGCAGCGGCATAAACACGGCTGCAACAAGTTCATGGCTATGGGCAAACACCAGCGCAAATGCAACACAAAGCAGTTCAACGTCTTCAAGCAGCAACTGGCTATGGTCAAATACGCTTGCCAATAATGACCCGGTAGCCAACCAAGATCAAACCAGTAGCGGCGGCTTAGCCCCAGAAGATTACGCATACAAGGTAAGGCATCAAAAAGCAAGGCAATTAAAAAATAAAAATGAAGTTAATCAAAGCCAAGCAATAGAAATAATCAAGCAAGTTGTTGAAAAGGCTGAAAACGACAGTAAAAACATAAAGGCCGCATTCAAAGGCGTAAAGGATGCACAAAAAGAATTATATTATGCAGAACAAAGGCTTATAAATTTCCTTGAAGCACAAGAAAAAGAATTGTTGGACGCGCAAGAATTGCAAATCATCAAGATAATTGCGGAGTTGTTATGAAACTCGACAATAAGGAAACAAAAGAATTACGAAGCGGCAGTTATCGGATAATAGATAAGACAGCACCGATGATTTATCAAAAAAATGATGACCATGCCATTGCCAATGGTTACATGGAAGCGTTAAGGCAAATGATGGATGATAATAGCAAAAATCCTGACTTAACCGTTTGATTTTATAGCTTGCAATAGTTAAAAATATAATATGTAATACGTTCTATATGATGTTTTTATATATAGCTACCCGTGGCTTTCATGGGGGTAACCGAGGTTACGATAATGAGTGAAGATAACGTTACTGCTGGCGAAACAGTAGGGGCTGAGGCCGAAGAATATACCGAAACCGATACCGGGACAGAAGAATCGGGCGGGGAAGAAACCCCGGAGAAGGTTTACACCAAAGCTGAACTGGACGCGATCTTAAAAGATACTGCCGAAAAGACCAGAAAAAGCACGGAACGTAAACTGCAAAGGCGCTACGAGCGCGAGATGGCTGCTAAAACAAGCCAGATAGACGATACACCTGAATTTAATCCCGACAGCGTCCCTAAAAAAGACGGTGAAACGGATGCGGCATGGATTGCACGGATTGCCCGTTTACAAGTACAGCACGAAAAGCTGGAAGCTGACAGGCAAGCGAAGCAAGTCGAAGCCGTAAAGGAATTTGAAAGCTTTCAAGAAAGTGTCGATGACTTTTACGAACGCGCCAATGCCATCCCTGAATTTGATGAATATGAATTTAGGGCGTATGTATCTGACTATAAATTGTCTGATGCATGGGCAGAAGCGTTGGTATCATCGGACAAAGGGGCGCAAATTGCTGCATGGTATGTTACTAACCCCAAAGAGTTTGAACGCTTGTCAAAGCTTGGTAAGTACCAACAGGTTACGGATATTGGCAAAGTTGAAGCACGTCTCGAAAAACAGGTTAAACAGGCCGCTAACCCTATGACTAAAGTCAAAGGTGGCGAGGTAACGTTAAACAGGCTGAAAGCTAATCCTGATTCTTTGAGCGATGATGAATATTATTCATTACGGAGGCAGGAAAGAGCCAAAGCCTATAAATAGGAAATACAATGGCTGATAATTTATTAACACATAAAATGATCGCCCGTGCATCGGCTGACATCCTCGAAGAAGAATCACCTTTTTTGATGAACGTCAACCGTGCGAGGCAAGCTGAGTTTGCAACAAATCAAGGCGGTTTTAATAAAGGTGATTACGTAGACGTAAAAATCCCGGGCACTAGTAAAGTGTTTGACGGTGAAACATTTGCCGAAGGCGGCGCGGCGGCTGACTACCAAGAGCGTTCTGTCAGGCTGCAATTGAACATCCGTAAGCACATGGCGCTTGATTTCACCATGAAACAAAGGGCTTTGGATATTACCGAGTATAAAGAGCGTATCTTGCGGCCTGTAATGCGGCAAATGTCCAGCTGGCTAGAGGGAGAGTTTATCCGCCGTGCTGTTATTGCAACATCGAACACTGTCGGTACGGCTGGGACAGTGCCAACAACCATGAAGACATACGCGCAAGCACGTGGGAAGATGCAAAAATTCTTGACCCCGAGCGGTGACAGGAGCTTGTTGATTTCGTCAGATGCCAACATCGAAATGGTTGACTCATCTAAGCAATTGTTCCACGCAAATGCCCAGATTGAGAAAAACTATTTAACCGGCGCTATGGGCGAAGCTCAAGGCTTCATGTGGTATGAGCATCAATCTATACCAACCATTACCCAAGGCAACCAAGCGGCATGGACGATCAACGGCGCAAACCAGACCGGTACGTCATTGGCTATTGGCGGCTTAACTGCAACCAACGTAATCAAAGCCGGTACGGTGTTCACTATCCCTACTGTTTTCAGGGTACACCCGTTAACGCTTGCACCTACAACCGAGTTGATGCAGTTCACCGTAACCGATGATTTTACTGCTGCAGGCACAACCGGCACGATCAATATCAGCCCCGGTATTTATTTTGCACCGCCAAACCAAAACGTAACCAATGCAGCCGCCAACGGCGCTACGGTTACTTTATTTGCAGCTGCAAGTTCATCAACTGCGTACAACCTAGCGTTCCACAAAGATGCGTTTACGGTTGCCACCGCGCCATTAGACTTGATTGCCGGGGCAGAAGGTTACAATGCTTCATTGCCAAACGGCTTAAACGTCAGGGTGATGACGTTCGGCAACGGCCTAACCGATGTCAATGCAACACGTATTGATATATTGGCAGGTTTTGCCGCACCGCGTCCTGAATGGGCTTCACGTATCGCCCAATAAGCGATACAGGCTTAGGCAGGCCATAAAACTGCTAGGGGCTGTCTCCCTCGTACCAGCCCCGATCCCTAATTATTTAAAATAGGCGGTAAAATGGCTGTATTCCGTGACAAATACAAAGTTAAGTTAGCTCAACCTTCAGCCGTTGGGGAAGATTTATACCTTTCCGCCACGCCAGAATTGCTAAGCAAAGGTTGGGTATCATCAGACAACGGCTTGACGTTTGACATAATGGTGTCAGAATCAGATCGGTGGTCAATCATGTCTGATTGTACCTACACGCAAGCCACCAACAAACTAAGCCGTGGTACGCTGATCAAGACGAGCGACCCGGCTAACCTTCCTATATCATTTACTGTCAATGCGATTGTAGAAAATGTCCTGACCGCAGAAAAAATGGCGGAATTTTTAACCCCGCTATCGGTTGATTATGTGACCGTCAAAGACTTTGGCGCAATAGGTGACGGCGTAACGGATGACACGGTTGCAATACAATCGGCAATCAACGCCATTGGCATTGCAGGTGGCGGAGAGGTACGTTTCGAAAGCAATACATACCTTGTTTCCAATGCTGCGCCCGGTGCGGCGAGTTGGGATAACATGGCTGCCTTGTTTATTTTGTACAACAACGTAAGGCTGGTAGGGTTAGGCAGTTCTACAAAAATAAAGCTCAAGGCGGCCAGCAATTGCCACGTCATAAAAATTGGCAGCCGTGTGACCAGCATCGTAGCGGTGACAGGTTGCGGCGTGTTGAACATGGAAATAGACGGCAACAGGTTAAACCAAACGTTGTCGCTCGAAACAGAAACGACTAACCATTGGCAAGGAATTGACGTATCGGACAATTGTAATTCGACCACCCTACGTGACTTATACATCCATGATTGTATGCACTATGC